GATTGCTGTGAACCGTATCGGTCAGTGATTCTTAACAGAAAAAAGTAGCATATGATACAGGGGGTGCTTGACGCCCCTTTATATTTACTATATAATTGTGTAACAATTCGTAATAAAACGAAAAATGACTGTAACCAAAAATGAGTTCGGGCAAATGAATATGTTTGCCAAAGAACCTGCGATGTATATGACCAAGGAAGATCTTGAACGTTATGGTATCGAACCTTATGCCGAGAAGGCGGAGAAAATGAATGGGCGCACTGCGATGATTGGATTTATGTGTGCAATTCTTTCTTACGCTCTTACTGGCAAATTGTTCTTTGGTATTGTTTGATGGGATATTTTGCTCTATCTTCTATTGTATTGTTCATTGTCATTTCAGTAATATAGTAATATATTAATACCTATCATTATAAATACATATAGAAAATGGTAGGTATAGAAATGAGAAATAAATCATTTAATATTGGTGATAAAATATGGATGCTAACAGTTGTTGGCCATTCTTTATTAGAACAAAATAATGGAAGAAAAAGAAATTACTATCAATGTAAATGTGATTGTGGTAATGAAAAAATAGTTTATGTTGAATCTTGCAAATTAAAAAGTGGAAGATTTAAATCTTGTGGATGTAAAAGAGCATCTGCTGGCGGTATATCTAATACCAAAAAGTATAGAATGTGGAAATCCGCACAAGAGCGTGCTATTAAAAAGGGATTAGAATTTTCTATACAATTGGAAGATATTAAAATACCAGAAACTTGTCCTTTATTAAATACAAAACTCATTGAAGGTGATAGAGAATATACTCCTTCTCTTGATAGAATTGATAGTAAAAAAGGATATACTCCAGACAATGTATGGGTTATATCTCATAGAGCAAACCAAATAAAAAATGATGCTACACTTGAAGAATTAAAACTCATAACAGAAAACCTATCAAAAATAACTTGACAATGACTTCAATTATCTTTACAATAACATCAGTTGCCTTTTTTGTTCTACTGGCAGCATCCGTTGAAAAAATTTGTGAGACTTACTAATGACCGTTTTTAATGTCACTCTCCAATCCCCTGATGGCACCGAAACTACTATCGAATGTCCTGATGACCAATACATTCTTGAAGCAGCAGAAGAGGCAGGTGTTGACCTCCCTTCATCTTGTAAGGCAGGTGCTTGCTCTGCCTGTGCTGGTAAACTTATTTCTGGCACTGTTGACAACGAAGAACAATCGTTCCTTGATGATGACCAGCAAGCAGAAGGTTGGGTTCTCACTTGCGTTGCTTATCCCACAAGTGATTGTGTAATTCTTACTGAGCAGGAAGAAAATCTGTGAGTACTGCTGGAATGCTTGGGCAGTTTGCTCTTGCCCTTGAACAACTTGGATGGAATGCTGATGATGAAATCTCTGTTGAAATTGGTGGTGTAGCAGTAACAGGAACTGCTACTAGTCCAAATGCAAATGCAAAATGGGCAAAACCATTTGGGACAGTATCTTATCAAAACGATGCTTTCATCGTAATTAAAAACAAATCAAGGAACCCTGTAGTTCCTTCACAACCAAATCCTGAACTCAAACAACAACACCCTTATAATGGAACACTCTCTAGTTGAACTGCTGACTTACTATGTAATCGTTGCTGCTCTGTTTATTGGAGCACCAGCAGTATTTTTTACAATTGTCTTTATGCCTGCACTTATGAATACTAAGGGAGCAGTTGTTGGTTATAAAATTCACCGTGACTATGGTGAAACATCTATCTATTCTAAAGTAAATTAATTAGGAGAAAAACAATGAACGAACGCGCAGAACGCATTAATGGTTGGGCAGCAATGATTGGTATTGTTGCCGCAATGGGGGCATATGCGGTAACAGGCCAAATCATCCCCGGTATCTTTTGATACCTAGACATTTACCAAATAACATATTATAATAAATAATTATAAAGTTATTTGGTAAATGTCTATAATTAATAAAAACGGAAAACTTATCGGTAACCCTAAAGGAAATACTCCTTGGAATTTTGGTAGAAAAGGCACCTATAAAAATGTAGAATATCATATCAAACCTAATGGTGAGGTGTGGGGAATTAGAAAAAATAAGTGTTATCTAATAGAAGGTTGGATAAACAAAAAAGGTTATCGTTCATATACCATAAACGGTAAATGTGTTGATGGACATAGACTTGTTGCCGAAAAATATCTTCCTAATCCGGAAAGTAAGGAGCAAGTAGACCACATTAACAGAATAAGGAACGATAATCGAGTTGAAAATCTTCGTTGGGCTACTAGAAAGGAAAATGGAGAAAACAAAATTTGGGGTGGAACTGAAGAAAATGCGGTTAAATTTTTAAAACAATTGGGATACACTATTATCCCACCACAATAAATCCTATAAAAACTGGTGTATAAGATGAAGTGTAAAGTGCAGTTATACGTGGCAGGAAAGGTCTTTCACGAAATCGTAGAGGCAAGAGATTATAAGGATGCAAGAGAAACTGCACTTGCACGAAATCCAACCGCCAAAGTTATGGGAGTCACTGCTGTTTTTGATTGATACTTATGTTTAATATTTTTAATAGAAAGGAGAAAACTATGGAGGTTCCTATGCGTAGAGAAAAATACCTTGTTCCTGAAGTAGAATTTGTATTCCGTGAGAATGGTGAATTTGTAAATCGCAAATCCGCAGAACTGTTCGATGGTAAACGTGTGGTCGTGTTTAGTTTGCCTGGTGCTTTCACTCCTACTTGCAGTGCCTATCAGCTACCTGGATTCGAAGAGAAATACGACGACTTTATTGGTAGTGGCATCGACGCTATTTACTGCGTCTCTGTTAATGATGGGTTTGTGATGAATGCCTGGGCTCAAGACCAGAACATCAAGAATGTAAAACTCATCCCAGATGGCAATGCATATTTCACACGTTCTATGGGTATGCTCGTCACTAAATCTAACCTTGGTTTCGGCGGCCGCTCTTGGCGTTATGCTATGGTCGTGGATAACGGAGTCATCGAAAAACTATTCGTTGAGGACGGTCAACGTGACAACGCAGACACCGACCCTTACGAAAAGACCACTCCAGAAAACGTTCTTGAGTATGTAAAATCGACAGTTCGTGAAGTAGCAACTGCATAATAATAAAGGGGGATAACACCCTCTTTTTTAATAAATATACTTACCGAGTTGGAAACAAAATGAGAGTAGATTTACACAACTTTTTTCTACACTACGATCCAAAAAATCCAAAGCATGTTGCTGCAGTAGAACAACTTGAGGTAGATCTTGCAGGTAAGGAACCAGATTTGCTTGAAGATGACTCCAACTGGGTCAAAATATTCAGAACCAAATCCGAATTAATTGTTCCTGGAGTTCTGAATGTTCCATACTTCCCACAGACAGATAATTATAGAGATGCTCATCGCACTTGTAATTCATCTGCTTGTGCTATGGTATTAGAATATTTAAAACCAGGCACTCTTCAAGGAGCAAAGGGCGATGATGCCTACGTTCGTAAAGTTTTCGCAGTGGGTGACACAACGGATCACTCAGTTCAAACCCGTGTTCTTGAGGGTTATGGACTTAAGTCTGAATTTAAGTATAATCTTGGGTTTTCTGATCTTGATCGTGAGCTTGCCGCTGGGCGACCTGTTATTATCGGGATCTATCATAGGGGTTCTTTATCTTCTCCTTCTGGTGGACATATGTTGGTGGTGATTGGTAAGAAGGGCGAAGACTATGTTGTGAATGACCCTTATGGTTCCTTGAATGATGGATATACAGGACCTGTGACAAACGGTAAAGGTGCTGTTTATAAGAAGTCTGATTTGATGTATCGTTGGTTGGACAAAGGAAAAGACAGGACTGGGTGGGGCAGAATCTTCAAATGACAATTAAATTTATTGATGCTGCTGTAAACCATAAAGGATTACCACATCAAAATGATGCCTGGACATTTCTTCAGGCAACAGTTCACAAAGAAATTCTTGATGAGTTTGCTAGAAGATTTCGTGATGAAAAAGTAGAACCGACACTTGATGGACTTCCAATTCAAGGTGTTGATTTGATTAAAGAGTTTGAGGGGTGTAAGTTAAAGGCATACTATGACCCTCATACTGGTGGTCTTCCCATTACGATTGGTTGGGGAAGCACTCGCAGGAAAGATGGTTCTCGTTTTATGATTGGAAATAGGATTACTCAGGAAGAAGCAGACGATCTTTTATATTTCCAGTTAAGAAGAGAGTTTCTTCCTGCCCTACAAAAAATCCCTTACTGGAGTGAGATGAATGACAATCAACGAGGAGCACTTTTATCTTTTGCTTATAATCTCGGTGCTGGTTTCTACGGTAGTAGCAGCTTCAACACTATTACGAGTAATCTTAAACAGAAAAACTGGAAAGCAATCCCAGAAACCCTGAAGTTATATCGCAATCCTGGAAGTAATGTAGAGGCAGGGTTGTTAAGAAGAAGAGTTGCTGAAGGTAAACTTTGGTCTTCATAATCTGTTACATTGGATAAATAGTATTATCGTCCAATACCCAATAAATGTCATCCCCAACCTGTAACGACACAGATCATGTCGTCTTGTTACAGAAGCTGGATAGAATGATACTTGTTGCCGAAGAGTCCAAATATGACATAGGATTTCGTAAAAGACTACAAGCATTTCGTAATCTTTTGGTAATCCACGCTGCTAGAACAAAAGACTTAGGTGAAGCGGCAACAACTTTAATCAAGAGTCACAGAAAAAGAATACTTGCTTTTGGAATACCAATCACTCTTTCTATTGGTATTCCATATTTTGCTTTGACAAGAACATCTTGGTTGATTCCAAAACCATTAATATGCCAAGAGTTTCCAACTAAAAATAAACTACATCCTGGTAAACTACAAGTTTGTGTGAATGGTGTTTCTCATCCATATCGCCCAGAAAACGGTGATGTTGAGTTAGATGTAACCTTTATGAAAACTCATTATGAACGAGTTCAAGCAGACATAGATTTCTGGGTTGCTGATGAGATTGCTAACAAACAAGTAGATTATACTGGAGAATATAACATCGCACGAATACGAACTTATAATAAAAGTGGTATTCTTGTTGGTGATAGAGAAAGCGAAGTAAGTTCTTGGATTGACCCACTGGTTCCAGAAGATATGAGAATACCTGTATGGAAATGGGTTTATGAAAACAGAGAATTATTCCATGTAGAAAGAAGACCTTTGGAAGAAAAGGTTTCTGCTTTCTTCAGTAGTTTAGGTGCTCTCTTCGCTACTCTTGGATCTGCAGGTATCACAATCTACAGATTTATCAAGGCTGGTCTTTGATTTTTTATTGGCAGCATCAATTCCAAATGTTGCCAAAGCAGAAGTAAACACGGATGCTATGAAAGTAGCATCCATATTTTTTAAATAATCCATATAACTAAGAGTCAATAAAGTAGCAGACCACCCAAGGATTGCTAATCTAATTACAGTAAATGCACTTACATTTTTCATATTAATTTCCTACCTCTTTTAGCAGGTCTCCTGATAAAACGAATTAGTTCTGGTGGTTGTTTTTTGGGAATTGGTCTTCTATTCTCAAGCATTATCCCATCATTTGTTAATAGGCGAATTAGAACTAATAGTGATAGAACTTTTCGTTTCATCTTACACAAATGGAACTGCTATACCTTCGTTCAACATCCTTTCATTGACAGTCACTGGATCTCCAACTAAGTAAAGAGTTCCAAGTATTCTTCCATACTTATCTTCTTTCGTTGTTTCAATAATCCACTCTCCTTCACGGGAGAGTTCTTTTTTTAACCACTCTTTTGCTTCTAGACCTTTTTTCTTTTCTTCAAGATCTAAGGTTCTGGTTTCTGAAGCATTAATATCTTTTAATCTAACTCTTTGCTTCAGAGTAATTCCAAATCCCAAATCAATATTCACATCAATAGTATCACCATCAACTACTTTGATGATCTTTTTGATTTTGTATTGGTACATTTAATTCATCTGTTGCCATCTTAAGTATGTAGTAAATCACATACGCAACTCCAATCATTCCAATGCCAAGCATAATATTGACGGACCAAACTATTTCATTCATCTTCCTTCTTGCTTATGAATCCAAGTCTTAAGTTCGTGAAGGTATTGTCTTAACATATCTGCCTTTTCTAGATGCCAAACATCGCCACTCTTGAAGTACTCTTGAGTGTGATTGTCTATTGCTTTTAAAATATTATGGATGGGAGCGTTCCAAGGCTCACGCTTTGGAGTATTCCATTCTCTTGGCATATATCACTTCTTCTTACCACCATTTTTTGCTTTCTTCGCAGTCGCATTACCTTGATTTTGTTTTGAAGGTCCTTTGTTACCCTTCTTGTTAGGCGACTTAGACATCAGTAGTCCTTATGATACAAGAGTATTTAGTGTCTTGACTTCTTGTTTGGGAAGTGTTATGATAAATACAACACAAGGTTAAGGAATGTAACAGGTCTTTAATCTTTGTCCTCTTCCTAACCGAGACCTATGGGGAGGTTAAACACAGTCTCTAATATCCAACCTGGAGGGTGGGTTGGAACATAACGATACCAGTTCGTTCCCCCGAACTCTTATCTAACACTCTTACAAATGACTGCTACAATTTCACGTCAACAATCACAATCGAATATTTGGGAACAGTTTTGCAACTGGATTACTAGCACAGATAACCGCATTTATGTGGGGTGGTTTGGTGTATTGATGGTGCCTTGCCTACTTGCTGCTACAACTTGCTTCATCATCGCATTCGTCGGTGCT